GAAAACGCATCAAAGCCTGACTGCTTGAGTCAACAAGGTCATCGTGGTCGCCATTAGGGAAAGAGGCTAACTCATCCATAACCTCTTCAGCCCATCGGGTTTCAGGACACCACACCATGCCAGACTCAAACAAAGCAGAGATAGCGTTTACACGCGATATCTTATCGTTTCCTTTGCCCGGCGTATACTCCGCAACGGGAATTCCCATTTTTCGCATCTCGTAGATCAAAGGCGCACCTGCAGCCCTCTTCTCAACAATCAAAGTGTCGGGTTCATATTCCCTGTACACCTCTAAAGCTTTACGTTTTAGATCGGGGAACTCCATGCGCTCTTTGAATGCATCTAACAAGATGATGTTTGCCTTCAAATCACCGTTTTTGTTGGGATGCTGGAAGACACCCCATGTCGTACACGCAGAATAATCTGCGCGGTTGTTCTTTTCAAACGCAGTATCCCAAGATTGGATGATGTACTCACATTCAGGCGGGTGTTTCTTGTCCCAAACCATCCAATGCTCACGCTTAATGATCGCGCCTTCTTCAGATGTGGGGTTCTGTTGATACTGAGCCTCCCATTTAGAGACTGGAAGCTCGGCTTTCAGGGCTTCTAGGGCCGTTTTAGACCAAAATCCGGGCCATAAAGGGTTCCCGTTGGGCATAATCGCAGGAAAATCAATAACTTCCCACTGATCTACACCGTCTTTATCCGAATTTTTTAGGATTTGGCCTGTTAAATCCCTCTTAGACCACCTTGTCATCACAATAATGATGGCTCCGCCGGGCTGTAAACGCTGACGAGGACCGGAAGTGAACCATTCATACACCCCGTCAAACACCGCAGGGTTAGCTTGCTTGGCTTCCTGTTCAGAATGAGGGTCGTCAATGATTAAGAGATCTGCGCCCTTACCTGTAACAGCGCCGCCAACACCGATAGCAAAGTAATCACCGCCCATATGAGTATTCCAGCGACCTGCGGCCTTTGAATCGCTCGATAGCTTTGTAGAAAATACCTTCTGATACTGTTCTGATGAAACAAGATTCCTAACCTTTCGTCCAAATCCGGTAGCCAACTCCGCAGTGTGCGCAGTCTGAATTATCTTCTTATGAGGAAACTTCCCCAGAAACCACGCAGGCAACAGGAAGGAAGCAAACTCTGACTTCGTATGCCTAGGAGGCATATTGATAATCAACCTCTTAAGCTCTCCGTTAGCCACACGCTCAAAAGCATCTGCCATGATCTTGTGGTGAGACCCAGATATAAAGATAGGCCACATCTGCGTCACGAAGTACAGGAAAGACTCCTTGCTCCGCTCTATCTTGTCCATCTCCAGCAAAGCCTGAATCTTTGCACGGTTCTCAGGAGATGCTTTGGGAGCCATCTCCATGTACTTTTTAATCTCTGCGTGCGTTAATAAACTCATAGTCTCATCATAGCCTTTGCCGAAGTGTCCACTAACTTAATGGCATGGAACTTATAAGGCTTGGTCACAATATGACCCTCCGCCCTCAAGCGATGAACGATCCGATGAATGTTTGATTTAGACTTCAATCCAATCCCTTTGGCAATAACTTCATAAGACGGAGACACACCGTGCAACCTGATGTATGCACGGATGAAGTCTAGGACTAACTGTCTGCGCTTGCTCATGTTTAAACGACATTAGCAACTACAGCGCTACCTTCAGGTTTAAACAAACTTGCAATAGCAGGCGCTTCTTCATCATAAACTTCAGGCAAAACCAAACGCATTCTCATCTTATGCAGGGTGTACTTCTCTTTGACAAACCGGTAGTTGCTGGTAGCAAAGTCATACTCAACCCCTTGTGGGATAAAGGGGGCTTCTTCATTTGAATCCTCTATGGCTTCGCTGGTCAGCCAAGTTTCACCAAACTCCACAACCTCATGGCTTGAGAATGTTGGTTTAGTCCTCCAAACCAATTGCCCCGCAGGGACCTTTTCAAATTGCTCATAGAAATGCTTAGCAAGCTTTGCCTCAGCCTCCTCGGCAGTGCCACCCTTAACCGCAGCTACGTAAGTCTCGTAGATGTACCGATTGATTGGCACACTAAGCTTTTCATCAGGCGTTAGAATTTCCCCAGCAGCTGTGACCTCAAAGAACGCCCAAGGTGGCCCCATCTTGCAGGCAAACATCTTCTCAAGCATACCCGTCAGGGTTGCTGTATTCCAGACAGTTTCAGAAGCAAAGGCTCCCGCAGGCAACACTGTCGCTGCTGCACCTGCAAGCAATGAAGCTAAGAAATCTCTGCGTTTCATTTCAATCCTTTAAAGATGTTGGTGGCATCCCAACAGCGCCGGGTTGCCGAGTTGAACGGCTACCCCACCATTAGCCCATGAGCGCCTCGTGCTTGGTTGCACAGCCACCAACACGGCTGGAGACTGGCGCAACATCCAAGTTAGCAAACTAACCATCGTGTCACTTGTAACCAATCCCCATGCGTGTAGGTTCAGTACGTAGACGGCCCTGATGCCGGATGACTTCTCGACCTACGCTGTGAGTCATCAGACCTAAACTGATTGCGGCTGACTCAATGTCATGATCATAGTTTAAACGCAAATGCGAACGTTCGCAACATGTTTTTAAAAAATATATATACCCCCGGGGGGTTGGAATTGGAAAAGGAAGGGGGGGTGTTCTGTGGAATGTATTTGGGAGAGTGGAATAGAGCGTATACGCGAGCGGGGTGTCGGCTCGCACCAAGTGGGGGTCGGGTACGGGTGGGGGTACGGGTATGCCCACGTTTACACGCCCTCGCCTGCTACTGGCATCACCGTGTTTAAACGCTTTGCGTCTACGTCAAGCACGTTGGCCTTGCCTTGCTCTAGTAACTTGATGTGCCCTGCAAGTTCTCTCTTTAGTTGGTCTGCAGTGACCACTGCCTTGTCTTGTACATCTGTCGGTGTAAACAGCCCTGCGGCTTTGCCCATCAGTTCCAGTGCTTTTAATCTAGTGCCCTCTTGCTTGGCTTTCTTACTTAGTGCCAACAGTCCCTTTAGAACATACCTCTTGCTTGCGGCAAGGTCTTCACTCAGGTGTTCCGCTGTCTCTTCCCAAGCCTCCTCAAGTACGTGTTTGATCCTCGGGTCTTTCATTAGCTTGTTTGCACTAGCACTAATAGAAGCATCTGATCCAGTGTCATTCCCGTATGCATCCCTGTATGCTTGACGTAGGCTTTTCCCCTGTATAACCCCTTGTGTAAACAGTACTTGCCGAGGGCTTAGAGGCTTTGGTCTCTTTACCTCTGACCCTCTATGTTCTCCATCCTTTCGCCTCTTTGGTCTCTCTGCGCTATGGGCTAACTGTTCCGCTTCGCTAAGGGTCTCGGGGCTTTCATCATCGCCCCATTCATCCACTTCATCCATCGCCTGATCCAGTTCCGACTTGTACTCAGCTTGACTTGCTTTGCTCATGTTTAAACACTCCATAATTGTTAGTACCTACCAACTTTGCCCTGCACCAACTCAGGTAAACACACTGTTCGTATTATGCACAGTTTATCCACACCCTGTGGACAAGTCAAAAGTTATCCACAGGAAGTTATCCACAGCTTATCCACACCCCCGAGTTATCCACAGGGTTATACATATGTTATACATTACTTATACAGTGCATAAAAACAACACCAAGAATTGTGTACCTAAGTTCTACTGAATACCTCAAAAGTAAGCGCGAACTGTATAAAGATACATGGCTCTAGAACGCATCAGAATCGATTTTGAGCCGTTTTAGACCTTCAGGCTACTACCCCCTTACCACCTCCCTGATCGCCTCACCTGAGCCGTTCTGAGCGTTTTTTAATACTTTTGACCCGAGTGTTACTTTTATAGTGAAATGAATACTTTGTAGTTCAAAGCAGAAAACGCATCTGTACTAATAAAGAATGTCTTTAAACCACCACCAACCCACAATTTAATAACCCTACGGTTTACTCGGATAAATATTAGGTGTATTGACAGACACCATCGTTCTGTTAAAGTTCAGTTGTCGGTTGATTGTTCTTTAGATGTTTTCCCCACCCAGCCGACAAAGGGGATAAGTTCTAGGCTACTGATCAAAGTCCTAGTGAGACAGAGTTGGGGACACCAACAAGAGTCTTGAGGCAGGGACTAATCAGGTACGTAAAACGTTTGAAATCCCCCTGTCCACGCTGAGAGTTCAGCCTCTAGCCTACGGGCTACTGAGTGCACTTTCGCACTGCTACCTAGGACACAACATGGACTACAAAGCAATTTACGAACAGGCCGTACAGGCCGCTGAACAAGCAGAAGCTGACTTCATTGCCAAGTATGGCGAGCCGATGTATTGCGGCTTTGCATGGGTTGACATTTCCAACGGCAGAGACCCTTTCGTTAACTGGTGCAGAAAAAACAACGTTGGCAAAAAACACTGGAACAGGGGTTGGATGATTTGGAATCCAACTAGCAATTTCACCCAGTCAATGGACGTGAAAGAAGCAGGTTCTACCGCCTTTGCCAAGGTGCTGAGAAACAACGGCATTGATGCCTACATGGGATCAAGAGCAGACTGACATTACAGCGGTCAGCCCTACGGGGTTGACCAGTGCAATGTTGCACGGCTACAGAGGACACAACATGAAACGTGAATACATCAAAGCTTTTAACGAACTCAAAAAAATGGGCGTCCCCGTCTACGTCAGGGATGACATGAACGGCAGATTTCAGATCAGCGCAGAAGAGCCTGAGTCTTACCTGTGGGTTGACTACCACACTGGCTATCAGCGTTCAGACTGGGTGTTCGGTGTTCACCCCAAGCTTGATGCAACCCTCAAAAAGCACGGCTTCCTTGCCGAGTGGATCAATGCAGGTGAAGTTGGCGTTTACAAAATCTAAAGGAGACCAGTATGTATACAGCACAGATTGACCGTTTCGGCAACATCATTGTTTGCAAAGGTGACCGTGAACGCAACGGCTACCGCATCTTTTTCACTGGCACTTACAACGAGTGTTTAAACAGAAAGGTTGTTGCCGCTTGAATTTTCACCGTGAAGCCCTGCTAGTCAGGGTTTTGCAGTGGCAATTTTGCCCATCATCGGAGACCTACTATGAATGTTCAACGTATCAAGCAGTTCATTGAGAGCAACCCTGCCGAGTATGAGTGGCTTGTTGCTAAATCCCCCTCATTCTCCTTTGCCTCCTCTGTGCTGTCTGCGCTTCACAGATATGGCAATCTGACCCCCAACCAACTTGCCGCCATTCAGCGGTGCGTGGCTAAAGATTCTGCCCCCCGTCCTGAGCCTGTCCCTGCCGCTCAGGTTGACGTGTCCCCCATAGAGGTTGCCTTTGGTAACGCTAAGGAGTCGGGCTTGTCCTACCCCAAATTGCGGCTCGGTGCTTTTGTGTTCAGCCCTGCCCCAGTGACAGGAAAGAATGCAGGTTCAATCTACATCAAGTCAGAGGGTGTCTACCTCGGCAAGGTGACAGGCGGCAAGCTGTTCACCTCCCGTGATGCCTCCCCTGAGAGTGCGAGTCAGATCAGCGAAATGCTTGCTGACCCCCGTAGTTCAGCGATTGCCTATGGCAAAACATTCGGCAAGTGTTCGGTATGTAACAGGGATTTATCAGACCCTGAGTCAGTCGCACTCGGTATGGGTGCTGTCTGCGCAAAACGGTTCGGTTGGGTTTAAACAAAGGAGAGTGAGCATGATTACAGAGAGCATTAAAGACTACACCCATGTTGACCAAGGTCAGGTGCATGGGCAGATTATTTACACCTACCAATCGCCTACCCACTGGGGTAGCGAGGGTGTTTGTGAGGTGCGTATTGACTATGGTTTTGGCCGCAAGCCAACAGCCCGTTTGTCCTACAGCGCAGGGGGACACAACAAGGGGTTCACTGGCGTAGAGATAGCCGATGCTATCTCCGAGGCTTTTGCCCGTGCCAAGCAACGTTTGCAAGTGCTGTCTCTTACTTGCAACGTAAGCTAATGATTGATAGCGATACCCTCTTGCAAAGGATATCGTTATCGTTTACACTTGCGTTATTGAATTTTTAGCGGTGAGCCTTACGGGGTTCACCAGTGGAAATTCCCACGGCAACCGAGACCTACCATGTCACTACCTATCATTTACTCTACCCGTGAAGATTGGCTCATTGCGGCTGTCAATGAGTTGAAACCTTTCTTTCTTATCAATGGCGTGTCCATCAGCGACAAGATCAGAGTGTCTTGTGCTCTCCCCTCCAACGCCAAGCGCACCAACTTCAAGTCAGTTGGCGAGTGCTTCCCGAATACGAACAGTGCTGATGCTCACTATGAGATTTTCATCAGCCCTGTGCTTGCCGATCCAGTCAAGGTCTTTGAGACCCTCATTGCCATGTTGTGCCATACCGCCAAGGGTGCGCTCAATCACGGCAAGCCCTATCAAAAGATAGCCGATGCCATGTTGCTGTTGCCCAACGGCACTCAGTCTGCCCGTTACAAGTCGGTGACTCATGGCGGTGCATTCGTACAGGCGTACCAACAAATCATCGACTCGCTCGGTGCATACGTTCACGCTGAGTTGTCAGCCTCGGTTGGCAAAAAGCAAGGCACTCGGATGTTGCTTGCTAAGTGCCCATCATGCGGCTACACCGTGCGACTCACAAACAAGTGGGCGTTTAAACATGGCAACCTCAACTTGCCAATCTGCCCCAACGAGGGCGACACCCTTGCTTTAGTTTGAAACCAGTACATAAGGA